TATGAATGACCCAATATACACTGAGCAGGTCATTGATGGTGACATCCATACGTTTAACATGAATGCACTAGGGCGCTACTGTAAGGACAGACCTACTGCTAAGACATTCATCTACGCCTTCCTACTGGGCGCAGGTGTAGGGAAGATTGCAGAGATACTTGATTGCAGCCCAGCGCAGGCAAACAAGTCTATGCAGAACTTCTATGAAGCATTGCCTACACTCAAGACACTAAAGAGTGAGGCATCACGTGCTGCTGGTATGGGATGGATGAAAGGTCTAGACGGACGCATCCTTAAGATCGGCAGTGACCACTTAGCCTTGTCAGTTTATCTGCAAGGAGGAGAGACAGTACTTATGCGTGTTGCTAATGTGTTCTGGCAGAACCAAGCCAAGAAAGAAGGCATTAAGTTTAAGCAATGCGCATGGGTGCATGACGAATGGCAGACTGAAGTGGATGCCAATCAAGCAGAGAGACTTGGTGAAATACAGGTACAGTCTATCATAGACGCAGGTACACACTTTAATCTAAACTGTCCTATGGATGGAGAGGCAAAGATTGGCAGGAACTGGCTAGAAACCCATTGACACCTAGTATCTGTCAGTTTAATAAGAAGAACTATCATAACGCCAAGGAGATATAGAATGGCTAAAGACAAGAAAATCGTATTAAAGAATGTAGAAGTAAGCTGGGCTAAGTTGCAGGAAGCTGCACCTAAGTACATGTCAGATGAACTAGAGTACACAGTCGCCATTAAGATGAACGATCAACTTGATGATCTGATGTCTGACTACAAACTGAACAAGAAGACTAAAGAAGGTAAAGACTCAACCTTCAATGGTGATCGCTTCATTCAGATCGGTCTAGATGAAAAGACACGTACTGGATGGCGGCGTTACGGTGAAGTCTACGATAAGAATGGTAACCCTACAGATGCTTTGATTGGTAATGGTTCCAAGATGAACCTATTTATTTCTATCGGTAGCAGTCAGTATGGTAACCTTATCAAACTAGGACACCTGCGAGACATGAACCAAGACACTAAGGAGATGTACTTCGACTTGGGTCAGGTCATGGAGTTGGTAGACTACGAGGATGGTTCTGCTGTAATTCGCTCTAATGAGACTTCCTCTGCGGTAGAGAAGGCTCCAGACGAAGAAGTAGAAATCGCCTTCGAGTAAACTAAACAAGAGAGAGGAAATAAACTATGACAGACCAACCCAAAGGTATTGAAACACTCATCGAAGATGTTTATATGCTTCTGCTCGAAGGTTACACTTCAACAGAAGAGAACGAGAAGGTTATCACCGCCTTTGGGGACAGTCTTGCAGACTTACTCCGCTCTCGTCTGGTTCCCCGTAAGAGTGGGGGGCCAGTACTACGACTATCTGCTCTAGGTAAACCTGCTCGTCAACTTTGGTATGACAGCAAGGGACACGATAAAGAGAAGATGACAGGAGATAAACTCCTTAAGTTCCTCTATGGTGACATCATCGAAGAGATCCTGCTAACACTGGCTAAGCTATCAGGGCATACTGTTACCAGTGAACAGGAGCAAGTTAAGGTAGCAGGTATTACAGGACACATGGACGCAGTAATTGATGGTCATGTAGTTGATGTTAAGTCTGCCTCACCCTTTGCCTTCAAGAAGTTCTCCCAAGCTACTCTAGCCGTAGACGATCCATTCGGTTACATGCAGCAAATCTCTGCATACAGCGAGGCAGTGCCAGACAACAAGGGTGTAGCCTTCTGGGCCATGAATAAGGTTGACGGTAACATGACCTTGTATCAGCCCAGCGCAGCTATGTTACCTGACACTCAAGAGCGAGTAGACGAACTTAAGGAAGCACTTGCACTAGATACACCGCCAGAGCGTTGTTATGAAGTGGACGTGGACGGTAAGACAGGTAATGAAAAGTTGCCTATTGGTTGTGTATTCTGCGACTTTAAGAAGGTTTGTTGGGCAGATGCTAATGACGGTGAAGGTCTCAAGGGTTACAAGTATGCAAGTGTACCCTTCCCTATGTACCTTACTAAGATCGTTAAGAAACCTCGTGTAGATGAGATAGAAATCTAGATGGCTAAAAGAGCTACAGGTTACAGACGTACCCATAATTCTAGAGTCTATAGGAGTGGTCTTGAAGCAGAAGCCGTTATATTTCTTACACCAAGGCAGAAAGAAGTACGATACGAAAAGATTAAAGTTGAGTGGGAAGACCTTGCATACCGCACCTACACACCTGACTTTGAATTAGACAACGGAATCATCATTGAGACTAAAGGAAAGTTTGACGCATCTGATCGCCGTAAACATATCCAAATAAAGAAACAACATCCTGAGTTGGATATTCGCTTTGTGTTTAGTAATGCTAACGCTAAGTTGAATAAGGGAGCTAAGTCTCGTTACTTCGAGTGGTGTGACAAGAACGGGTTCAAGTGGGCTAACAGGGTCATACCTGAAGAGTGGCTCAAAGAACCAGGAAAGCCCTGTAATAAAGACAGGATAAAACTTAAGTGGGCTAGGAGAGACAAGTGACAATAATAACAGTCAAAGAATCCAACAGAAGAGAAGAAGAAGAGATAGTTAACAACTATGACCCAGTAGACCGCCCAGCGCATTATAACATGGGTGGTGTAGAGTGTATTGATTACATTAAACAGGTTCTAGGTTTAGATGGTTACATAGCGTACTGTCACGGTAACATGATCAAGTATCAGCACAGGTATAGGTTCAAGCGTAAGCCTGTAGAGGATATGAAGAAGGCAGAGTGGTACTTGAATAAGATGAATGAAGCACTATCGGAGAAACACAAATGACTGAACAAGACGACACCCTAGAAGTGCAATCAGAGATGCCTCATGAAAAAGTAGCCACCTTCATGAAAGCCTTTGGTGCATCTCTAGATCCCCGTATGTGGGTTAAGTTGATAGACGAAGAGATGACAGAACTTTATGCAGAGACCCTTGGTACATCAGCACACCTAAAAGAACTGTGTGATGTTCTGTACGTGTCTACAGGCTTGGCTTTAACTTCACCTGAGCACATAGGTATGCTCCTGCCTGATGATGAGAGAGAAACTATTGTTAAGCAGCAAGCCCGTGTAAGTCGTGCTCTACAGGGTAACTTAGACAAGTATGGTGATGGCGTTTTTATGGAAGCTTTTAATCGTGTTCATGAAAGCAACATGTCTAAGCTTGGTCTTGATGGTAAGCCTATCCACAGAGAAGATGGTAAAGTTTTAAAAGGCCCTAACTATAAGAAGCCTAACTTAGAGGACTTATTTTAATGGACTTCTCAGTTAAAATGACTATAGGGATAGACGAGGAAGACAATCTGTTACCTGTGTTGCCAGAGATGTACGAGGAAGCAGTTAAAGAAATAGTCGAAGATATTATATATGATATTGACGGTGCTACACTAACAAACATAAGGGTTAAAAAAACATGAGCAACCACCTACCTACAGATTACCAAGCATTCATTCACAAGTCACGGTATGCTAAGTACCATGAGGGATCTGGCCGTGAGTCATGGGACGATACAGTCACACGTTTCTCTACGAACGTCATTCGTGATATGGTTGATCCTGCTACTAAGCGACAGCTTGAGGAAGCCATCCTTGGCCTAGAGGTCATGCCATCCATGCGTTCACTGATGACAGCTGGTGCAGCTGCTGAACGTGACAACACATGTATGTACAACTGCAGCTACCTAGCCGTAGATGACCTTAAGTCCTTCGATGAGGCTATGTTCATCTTGCTCTGCGGTACTGGTGTCGGCTTCAGTGTTGAGCGTCAATCCATCACCAAGCTCCCTGAAGTACCTGAGACCCTTTATCCTAGTGAAACTACTATCGCGGTTAAGGATTGCAAGGAAGGGTGGGCTAAGTCTCTGCGTCAATTGATTGCACTCCTGTATAGTGGTGAGATTCCTGCTTGTGATGTGTCACGAGTACGTCCTGCTGGTGCACCACTTAAGACATTCGGTGGACGAGCATCTGGCCCAGCGCCTCTGGTAGACTTGTTTAACTTTACCATTGCTACCTTCAAGAAGGCTTCAGGACGTAAGCTTAACTCTGTTGAGTGTCACGACCTTATGTGTAAGATCGGTGAGGTAGTAGTTGTCGGGGGTGTACGCCGTAGTGCTATGATTTCATTAAGTAATCTGTCAGATGATCGTATGCGTTCAGCTAAGTCAGGTGCATGGTGGGAGAACAATCCACAACGGGCCTTGGCTAACAACTCTGTTTCTTACACTGAGAAGCCTGACAACCTGTCGTTCATGAAGGAGTGGATGGCCTTGGTTGAGTCAGGATCGGGTGAACGAGGTATCTTTAATCGTGAAGCATCTAAGAAACAGGCAGCACGTAATGGACGCCGTGATGCAGACTATGAGTTCGGAACTAATCCGTGCAGTGAAATAATTTTACGCCCAAGCCAGTTTTGCAACCTAACCGAGTGTGTAGTACGAGCTACTGACACTATTGACACACTGTCTGAGAAGGTACGTCTAGCTACAATCTTGGGTACGATACAGTCTACCTTTACTAAGTTCCCATACTTGCGTAAGCAGTGGACTACCAACACAGCAGAAGAACGTCTGTTGGGTGTCTCACTAACAGGCATAATGGATAACCCCTTGATGACACTTAAGAATAATGGATTGGAGAAGACCCTTGCTCACCTTAAAGAAGTTGCTGTGGCTACCAATGCAGAATGGGCTGACCGTTTCGGTATCCCTGTTGCTGCTGCTATCAGCTGTGTTAAGCCTAGCGGGACCGTTTCGCAGCTGGTTGACAGCGCCAGTGGAATCCACGCCAGACACTCCCCCTACTATATCCGCACCGTCAGAGGTGACAACAAAGACCCTCTCACCCAGTTCATGAAAGATCAGGGTATCCCTAACGAACCTGATGCCTTTAAGCCTGACCAGACTACAGTGTTTAGCTTCCCACAGAAGGCTCCAGTAGGTGCTACCTGTACTGCTGACATGACAGCCATTGAGCAACTAGAGATGTGGTTGATGTACCAACGCAACTGGTGTGAGCATAAGCCTAGTGTGACTATCAATGTTAAGTCAGAGGAATGGTTGGAGGTAGGTGCCTTCGTATATAAACACTTTGATGAGATGTCGGGTGTATCATTCCTACCATTTAATGAACACACATACCAACAAGCACCATACCAAGACTGTGACGAAGCAACGTACCAAGAGATGTTAGATACTATGCCTAAGCGTATTGACTGGTCTAATCTTTCAGAGTACGAGAGTGAAGATAATACATCAGGTAGTCAGACACTAGCTTGTTCTGGTGACTCATGTGAAATCGTAGACCTAGTTTAATAAAAGAAAAGGAACTAACAATGTTTGAAGTATTATTCTTTGTAGTATCAACATTTATCGGAATTGGCATCTTTGAAGATGTAGTCGTACCTACTGCAGTACAAGCAGTTGACTTGGTAAAGCCTGTAGTGGATCAAGCGGTCAACTTCGTAAATCCTACCGAGTAAAAGTATCACCTGAGCATGTGAATAAACTGCTTACCAAGTCAATTACATGAGGGACCAACATGTATACTATCATAACACGTAACGACTGTAAGTATTGCGACAGGGCTAAGGCTCTTCTTAAAGATCGTGGTATTCAATTCACTACATACAACATCGAAGAGGGTTCAAGTAGGTGGATCTTATCACTAATGAAAGAGGCTAACATTAAGACTGTACCTCAAGTCTTTGCCTCTAATGGCAGTCTTGTAGGTGGGTATCGTGAACTAGAAGAACTATCGGAGTTTATCAGTAAGAAGGAATACTGATATGCAGTTAGACTTTTTTGAAGAGAATGTGTACCCTCCTACAGAAACACGCACTTGTAAGCAGTGTGGTAAGAACCATCCTCTTTCCATGTATGCTGTAGACAATAGTAGGTCTGGTTTTGTTAGGACTGAGTGTAAGGATTGTGGCAGGGATAACAGTCGGGCAAGATACACTGCACAAAAAACAGCACCTAGGTTACCTTCTAAGTGTGACTGCTGTTTTGTTCCCTTTAGTAAAGACAGGAAGCATGTCTTAGACCATTGTCATATAACAGGATCTTTTAGAGGTTGGATATGTGCCGCATGTAACACAGGTTTAGGTAACTTTAGCGATGATCCCCATAGAGTACGCTTAGGACTTTTTTATTTAGAGAGACATAATAATGAACGATAATGATAACGAACCACCAAAGAAGCAGACACGTTCCCGCCGTAAGACTACATACAAGGGAGCCTCAGCTAAGCCTGTGTCAGGTATCGTCCCCAAAACAACCAACCAAGGTAAGCTTATCAATGCTATCAAGATGAGTAAGCAAGTGTTGATCCTTGGTCCTGCAGGTACAGGTAAGACTTACGTTACGGCAACCTGTGCAGCAGACTTGTACACTCTCAAAGAGATAGACAAGATTGTCATTACTCGTCCGCACGTAGCTGTGGGTAAGGATATTGGCTACTTGCCTGGTACACTAGAAGAGAAGGCTCAACCATGGGCTTTACCTGTTCTAGATGTACTGGTCAAGCATCTAGGTAAGGGTGCAGTAGATACAGCCTTAAAGAGTGGTAACATCGAAGTAGCTACCCTAGCTCTCATGCGGGGACGTAGCTTTGAGAATGCCTTTATCATTGTAGACGAAGCACAGAACATTGAGATCCCAGAGATTAAGATGCTGCTCACT